CATTGATGCTGCTTGCCGGAACTGGTCAAGCAAATTTCGCCTAGTTGCTTCAGGTCCTTGACCTAAGAACTGCCTAGTAAAAGCTGAAAAAGTTTGTGGCTGATTTGAAACAGAGTCATAGGCAGCAAGCACAGTTGCTTCATCTTCATTTAAAGTTTTGTTGCGCAAACGCTTTTTTAGCGCAGTATTTAGCAGTTCATCATTGGTATTAAGCTGTTCTGCTGCTGCTTCTGATAAACCGCTTCCAGTTATAAACGGTAGAATTTGCGACCCTAGGTACGAAGTATATGTAGGTTCGTATTGAGACTCGGCAAATCTTCGCGCAAACCCTCCACGCTCACGGAATCCTTCTAGTGGAGTTCCTTGCAGTCCTCTAGCAAACGCTCCAAAACGGCTAACGCCTTCTAGAAAACGTTCTTTTTCTGTATCGTCAATCGTAAAGCCGGGTTGAAGAGTAATGCTTGTACCATCGTCAGAGACTTGAATACTGTTTGTGTCAATACTGCCACTATTCAGCAAGTCTGCTAAAGCCTGTGCGGTCGAAACTTGCCCCGGTCCGCCCTGTGGGTCAACCCAAAAATTCTCGTCTTCTCCACCTGAAAGCTCAGCTTCTTTTTGGTTTAATTCAATAAAGTTTTTAAGCCCGAATTGAATAATTAAGTCTCTTTGGGCTTCTGAAGTTTCCTGCATGAACTGTCGATACTGTTCATCATCTTGGAAAAAGTCAGGAAGAACTACCCCTTTGTACGTTTTTTTAGCTGGTGCGGTCTCAACAATATTAGGGGTGTAAAGGTCTTCTAAAACCTTTTCGGTGCTAAACAAGCCCTCAATGCTTGTTCCTTCACCTTCGCCTTCGCTTTGTCCAGCTGGCTTGCTATCTACACCTGCTACAGTTGCTCCAAGAGAGCGAAGAGTTGAACTGGCTGCTGCTTTTCTTCGCGCTTCTAATTCAGTTTCTGCATCTATAAGAATTATTCCAGATACACCATCTGGCTCTGTGTATTGAACTCTAAAAATTGCCATAGCTAAGTTCCGTTAAATGTCCTTGGTCCCGGACCACCGGGAGTTCCGGGAGGAGCTTGTACAGGGTCACCCGCTCTAGTAAAACCCTGCATTTGTGATGAAAGAATATCATTAGATATTCCCGGCGGACTAGCTTGTGCGCCTTGTTCTGCCCCCATCGGCTGACCAGCAGCAGCCATTTGAGTAGCCATAAGCAGCTGATTAAACTGCATATCTTGGGCTTGCTCTTTCTGGTTTTCTTCTTTCATTGTTCTACGCAAAAGATCAATGTAAATCAGGGCTTTCTCTTGCTCACCTGTCTGCATCAATCCTTCAATCAACGTAATCAACAATGCTTTAGGTTCTGTTGAGTGTGCTTGTTGCGCGCTGATAGCGTTCTTGAACTGGTCAACATCTGCAATTTGCAAAACGTTTTCCCAAATCCACTCGTCTGGAGCAAGAGGTCGCTGACCTTCACGCATCATCTGTGCCATCGTGATTAGCTGAGGCTCATCCTGTGGCATTCGGACACCGAACTTAACTTCAATCGCACCAGCATCTTCGATGTCTGCTGGTTTAATTTCTTCGTGGAAGTAACTTGATACATCGTTATGGCGACCAGTTACGTCCATAGCCTTGAAGCCACCGAGTTCATACTGCATCGTAATAAGTTCAGTGATCTGCTTGTAACAAGCAGTCATTGCTTTTACTCGTGGTTCAATCTGGTGGGCAGAGCCTTCTTGCAAAACTTTTGCTGCGAAACCTGAAATAGCAAAAGGCAGTTCACCGTAACTTACGTTTGATAAACCACCACGTTGCAATTCACCAGAAACAATTCCAACAAACGCTGGAGCATCAACTGGCATTGATACTTCTTCAAGCAGTTGGATTTCTGTTCCGGCTGGAAGTGGAACCTCCGAGCCATCCTGCCAAGGGTCAGCTTCTAGAGTTGTAGTTCCATCTGGAGAAATAACTTTGTACGGACGTTTAACAGCGCGCCTTACAAGTGTTTTGTAGGCACTCATTGCAAAGTTTAGGTCGTCATAAAGCTGGCGGTTCGATGAATATATAGATTCACCGAAGTCCCTAGCAGTATCGTCACTAGCTGTTTCAGCTTGAATCCAAGGGGACGGACCTACAGCACCTAAGAAAATTGGAGCAAACGAAGTTCCATTAACATCTTTGATGTTGTGGTTAGTTAGTTTTTTGCCCCATTCGTACTCATCATTGCCTTTGGCAATTATTATTCCGTGTTGCTCTCGGTCGTAATAATCCCAAACATCAATGCCAGCTAGTTCGCCATCTTTTTCAATTGCTGGCTCAACATCAATTTTGTATTTAGCTTTGATGCTGGCAGGAGACCTGCGAGTTTTATGTGCTAGCCAGACAACTCCGTCGTCGTCCATTTCGTAAACACAGTGGAGCGGGTCAAATGGAGTAATGTCAACGTAAGTGCTGCCATCCTTGCGTTTGTTTAGCAAGGCTCGCCCGGCGTACCAACCACGAAGAACTGCGTAAAAAGCTATCTGTTCTCGAAGTGTTGGCTGCCCAATCCTTTGCATTCGCTCATCAGCTAGGTTTAGCGAGCCAATTGCAAGTTTTTCTTTCTTAGTACCGGGGGTTCTATCTGCAACAGTTGCGCTCATGTTGACACGAATCGACATATTTGCGCTGGTCAGATAAGAAATAATTTTATCGGCAAGAATCCTTGGGGCGTTTGAGGTGTAAGCCTGATAACCCGCGCCAGCGTCATAAGGGTTCATACGGTAAAGACCGTAATCGCTTTCCATTCTGGCGCGCCTAGTTACAAATCCGGGAGACTCCCAAACATTTTCTAAAGTAGTTACTAGGTCGTCTATTCTTGCCAATTTACCACCTGTTTACAGCAATTAATTTGCTTGCCCCTGTAGTTCTGGCGAACCCAAAGTTTGATACAAGCCCGTAGGTTATCGCTTTTACGCCGTGATTAAAAGCATCCCTAGGAGTTTTGCCTACAACGTTACCGTCTCTGTCTGTTCTCCAAGTGTAAACGTGCATTTGATCGTCAAATGGGTTAGCACAGGCTCCCAACTCTGACAAAACGCCCACGCATTTTGGATTAAACATAATATTTGCCTGTCGAGTTACAGGGTTTTCCTTCAGGTAGGTATTGAATCTTTCGATTCCGTCCATGATTCCTACTCTTTCGGAATGCATATACAGCCCGGCTTGCTGTAACCAAGTGTCTACAGGTCTAGACTCACCAAAATTATGAGCAGCTACGTCAATTACACCGCTGGTAACGTCTTGCCACCAAGGTTTTACTTGACAAATCTCAATAATTTCCTCTGTGATTTTAAGTCGTTCGTAGATTTCGTCAATAACTCTAACTTGTCCGTCGATAACTTGGACAACTTCAACTGCATAAGCTGACTTAGTTACCTGCGAATACCCCGGGTCAATCCACAACTGGACTGGTTCTCCCGGAATGTAGGTAACTTGATCTGAAACATGGCGAACCAAATCAAACATATCGTGGACAAGACCCTTTGGCGGGGCGGGCTTTCCGGCAATTCGCTCGTTAAACCAGTTTTCAGAGTGCAATCGCTTTAGCGATTCGATTTCTGGGTCATCTTCTCCGCCCGGATAAACAACTCTGTTGGTCCACGAAGGCAAAGAAAAAGAAATTGCGTCGTCGTCAGCGTTGTAAAAACGCCAAGCTTCCCACTGGGACGGATACCAACCGAGAGACATTTCAAATGTCCCCTCTAAAAACAAATATCCACGCTTTTCTGCGATACGACCACGCAGTCTTAGGAAACTATCGTGGTCAATCTGGGATGCCTCACAGGTAACTACCATTCGTGGGGCTTCCATAGCCAGACTTCGGTAGTCGTTTGCCGACTTGGTTTTAATCGTAAACGTTCCAGGTACTTCCGTACTCCCGCAGATTACTTGCATCTCGCCGGGGTCAATACGCTTAGTTTGTTTTACCAAGAAACCAAGCTTGCCTAACATGTCGGTCAGGTAGTTCCACTCAGCACGAGTGCGCTCATAGTCTCTTGCTACCAGCCAAACAACGTCATTTGGCTCAAACTCATCCAGCTTGCTGATAATCGACAAAGCACCAAGGAAGCTTTTACCCGCTCGCTCACCTCCAGCTACAAGCTTTATACGAGCAGGGTGGTCAAGAATATCTTCTTGCTCTTGCCAAGTATCAACCTCAATCGAGTTGAGTAATGCTTTTCGATCTTCTGCTAACAGCATTAAATTATCTTTCTCTAAATTTTTAGCGGGGGTTCCGGTAAGGAGGCGGTATACCAGAACCCCCTGTGGCTACTAAGACCTAAACCTGCACCTTTTTAGACCAGCTTACCCTAACGAGGACGATGAGAAAGAAAACCACCCCCGGATGCAAAGCTGTAACCGCTCATACTGTAACACTTGTAACAGCTGTTATTAAAATTGGGGGGAAGGGGGGACTATAGGGGGGTTA